CTTAGCAACGTAGTAAATGGTCTTGACGATTTCACGGTTGATTTCGGCAAGAATTTCGGTGCTGAGTAGGTTAGCCAACTCTGCTTCGGCATCTAGACCGTGAACAGCCTTGAGATCTTGGGCTAGTTCGACAGTATAGTTGCTGCTTAGAGCACGGGTCTTGGCTTGTACAGCAACGCGGTCGATGCTGAATGCCATTTGATTCCATGTAGCATATTGACCATTGGTATACTTCAAACCAATGCCTGGGCCGCAAGCACCTGCGATGAGGGGGTTGTTACCGATACCTTCACCACTGGAAGTTAGGATAGCGCGGAGATTTTGGAGTTCGGTACCAGTTGGAATAATACCTGCAGCAGCATTATAACCAGCAGATAGACCCTTAGAGTTGACAAAGGTTGATCCCAAAGTCCAACCTGAACCACCGTAAGAAGCTTGTGGTTCTTGGAACATTGCTTCAACGTAACCAGACTCAGCATAAGTCTTACCAGTACCAGCGTATTGGTAATTGGCGCGCATAGCAAAGATGAGGCCGGTTGGAGCAGTCATTGGCTGAACGCCGCAGATGTCGTATGCCATTAGATTTGGCATAGAACGACGAATGAGGCTGATTAGAACGGGATCATAACCAGATACTGCACCGGTGTTGTATCCAGATGAAGATGCTGGTCCACCAAGATTGCCGTTGCCACCCATATCTTCATAGAGATGTTGTTGGCGAAGAGCTTGTTCTTGGTTCTCCAAAAGAACTGCGGTGACTTTCTTGCGATAGTCATCTTTGATTGTGGGAAGGGCTTCGTGACTTAAGACAGGATCCCACTTTTCTGTGAGAATGTCATATGGTGTGTTTTCTTGAAAATTCATTGTAGTTATTATCTCCTAATTGAGTAAAATTATTTAGTAAAGTAAAAGTTTAGACTTTTTTATTGAGTCTACCAAGTGCACCAGCGTAGTTTTCTACGAGGTTTGTTGATGTTTGTTTGACGGGAACAAAAGTTTGTTCTGGTTCAATGTTTCGTGAGGAAACTGGACGAGAACGAGTTAGGTAATTTTCACGAATAGCAACAAGCTTTTCGCGGTATTCTTCGGGGCTGGTAAAGGCTACATTTTCCATTAGATTTTGTAGCTTAACAATTTGTGTATCTGCAAGTTCTCTGGTTTCAGCAACAAAGATGCCTGCGCATTCTGTCAAGGAAACTTCCTTCTTGAGGTTCATATTGTACTTAACGGCTTCATTGAGTTTAGTTTCTAGTTCGCGGTTTGAAGCATAGAGTTCATCAAGAACATTGTACTTCTCGGCAGGAACGTCGATGTAATGGTTTTCAAAGAGGTTCTTTAGACCGCTGATGAAATTTTCTGCAATTTGTGTCTTGACACCTTGCTCAACTGCAACAGCATTGTCGGTCATCCATTCTTCTACAACATAATCTAGATAATCATCAACCTTCTCAACTAGAGATTCGGTGACATTATCAAGATAATTCTTTACATTGCCATCAACATTTTCTAGAATCTTGGCAACTTTGGTTTCAACGCGATCAGTGACGGCTGCTTCAAAGATAGCTTCTAGTTGATTGATGAGCGATGGGGAAACGTCTTCGCCAAGAAGAGAAATCAAAGCATCATGAAATTCTGCTTTTAATTCTTCGTTGGTTTCAACGGGTTCATCTTCGCCACCTTCTTCTACTTCTTCAGTTTCTTCTTCAGACTCATCAGAAGAAGATTGCTTGGGAGCAGCAGCCATTCCAGCTGAAGCAGACATTGTTGCGGGAACTCCGGGCTTACCAATTCCGCCCATGACTGCAGGAATACCGGTAACGATTGGTGATGAAATCACTGAACCTCTTCCCGACATATCTCTGTCTGAGCCACCAGCGGACATTGGGTATCCAGCCATGGCTGCGTTTTCTTCTGTAATATTATTCTTGCGTGTGTTTTTCATAAAAAGGAATCCTTGTAAATTATTTAGTAGTTCTAATACTTATGGAATTATATAACCCTTAGATCTTAAACCTTTAATCTCTTCATCACGTCTAGCTCTCTTTATAGCATCATCTTGTTCTTTATTTGGATCATATGGTTTTCGTTCAGATTTTGCTTGTCCGGGTATTGCAAGAGCCGTCCATGGGCTTCCGGCTCCCTGTGCAGCCAATTCTTGGGTGCTTCTACCAATTTTGTTAATATTTGCATCAAACCAATTGGCACCACTTATATCTGAAACTTGTCTTAAAAGTTTTGATGTTGCGCCGGGAACAGCAGAAACTAATCCTGAGCCAATTGCACCTACTACACTACCAAGAACAGGAATATTACCAACACCTGATGCATTCATGACTTTTGCTGCCAGACCACCAAGTTTTTGTGCTCCAGATGCATCAAGCAAATCGGCAGCATAATCAGCAGCTTTTCCTACACCATATAATCCGGTTGCAACAACTTCTGGACTTAGTGAAACTCCAGCAACATTAAAATCTTCGGTGTCCCCAAACAATACATTTGGTTCTTTTTTCTTACCTTTTGGTTCGGGTGTACCAACGCCCATTCCTGGATCAGAACCAGTAATTGATTTAAATGTTTTTTCTTTGGTTTTTTCTTCAAATATTTTATTATTTAAAGATTCAACCAAATATAACTTGGCTTGTTCTGGTAGGTGAGACATTATTTTATTTTACGAAAATATTCTTCAAATACGTTAACAATATTTCTATTAAGAAGTCTGGAAGGTGATGTTTTAATAAGTTTTCTAGCTTCGGCAGCTTCTCTTTCTTGCCACGATCCTTCAACAAACATCCATTCTCTGCCTTCCATGATACCGTTTACAAAGGCATTTGGAGCTGATGGATCGGCAACGATATCAATAGCGGCCAACATAAAGTCTTCTTGAACTTCTTGGTAGCCGTTCTTGGCTTTCAATGATCCCATACCACGAGTTGATACACCAAGTTGTGCACCCTCATCGATAAGATTTTTTACAATCTTTCCCATTGGGGTATCTAGAACTTTTGCTTTTCCATAGATGTTTTGACCATCTTCATGGAGTTCTTTTACAATATGGGATACTCGGTCAAGATTAACAGTAGGTCCTGTTGGATGGTTCAATTCACCCAATGCACGACCTTTATCAACATACTCATTGATATAACGCTTGCACTCTTTTAAGAGTGTGCCTTGTGGGTAGATGCGGCCATTGCGGTTTTTTACGCCAGATTGCATGAAGACACCTTCAATGAAGTAGGTCTTTTCACCATTTCCTACATTCTCTTTGATGTACTTGATGTCTTCTGTTAGTTCCGTGATTAGCTTCATTCTTGTTCTTTCTTGCCTAAAATGGTTTTGGCAACAGTTTTGTACTGTTCTTGTAGGCGTTGCCCTACCTTGTTATAAAGAACCTTTGAGGTTTCATTTTTAAAGGATACGGCATTTTCTTGTACTACATTTTTTATCATTTGGCGGATGTTGTTTTTCATATTAAATTTTTTACTTTCTGTGAAAATGTTAGATGTTGTTTTAAAGCTTCTTCATTTGTTAAAATCTCTGATACCATTTTTTGTCTATTTTCAGGACTCAAAGATTCAAAAAGTTTTTTTAACAAAACTACATCAGACTCTGAGATATTTATACTAAAACCATTTTTAAATTTATGTATTCCTGGATTAAAATTTTTTGTAAAATCAATAAATTCTTTTAGTTCAATTGAATCGGGTGTTGTTTCTTCAGTATATAATAACTTTTTAGATACATTATTTTTAACTTGCAGAAAACTTTCATGAAGTTTTATTGCCAAAGCTTGAGTTAAATTTTGTTTAAAAAATTTCTCATTTTTGGATAATAATCCTTCAATACTGTTTTTTAATAATGTAGTAGTGATGTTTTTCATATTACTGAGGCTGACCTTCTTGGGTTTGTGCGGCTTGCTGTGCAGCCATTGCTGCCTGCTCCTGTGCTATTCGTTGTCTATCGATCTGCATTTGTTTTTCTAGTTCAATGAGATCTTCGGGCAAATACTTTAATATGTTTGTCTTTACATAATCTGTGGAGAAATATTTACCAATATACGGTTCAACAAAAGAAAGCATCTTTATACGCTCTGAAAGAATTTCTGCTTCTTTGAGATCCCAGAAATAGTTGTCCGTATTGAAAACTACTTTTATATCTGTTTTGAGCTGTCTCCAATCCTCATCTGTCATTACTCCTTTGAGAAGTAACTGAACTCTGAGTGTATCCAAGAATAATTTGGAGAACTGGAATCTTAATCTGTCTATAAACTTATAGAATTTAATTTCTTCACGAGTGATCTCAGTAGATCTACCCATGTTGAAACCATTGCTTTCTGGAGTCAAGCGGCTTAGTGGTACATTAAGTGCACCATAAAGTTTCTTTTTAAAGTATTCAGCATCTTCAATTTGAGAGAGTGATTGTGCTCCAGGTAATGTAGTAATTTCTGTACCACGCGAACCTTCACGGCGAGGCAACCAATAGTCTTCCAGCACAGACATGAATTTTCTTTCATCTCTAATTTCACCAGTATCTTGGTTATAAATTAACCGAGTGCGGAAACGGCTCATCATATCACGCATATATTGTTCGGCTTTTTGTTTTGGAAGCTGACCAACGTCTACGTAAAATACTCTTCTTTCTGGGGCGCGGGCAATTCTATAAACAAGCAATGCATCTTCCATTTGACGCAACATGTTTAATGGTCTAATTGCCTTGTGCAAATAACCTAAAACTCGCTTGCTGTTTAGATCTACTAACCCAGATGGAACATAAACAACGCTATCCAAAGATAGATGAAGACCTTGTGGTCCGGTCATGATATAAGATTCTTTATCTGTATTTGTATACACATAAAATTCTTCAATATCTTTGACTAACTGAACAGGAGTTCCGTTTGTCCCCTTATCCATTTCTTTTTTGAGCTTACGGATTTTTTTAATCTTTAATGGATCAATTGGAATAATTTCCTGAATGCCTTCCATTGGCAAGTCTTTATCAATTACAAGATTATAATAAATCTTGGAATCAATATACCAACGACGAAAGGTTTCATAAGATCTGTGATTAAAATCTAACAGATGCAGAACCGTTTCAAATTCTTTGTATATTTTTGTTTTAATGTTTTCTGAAATATTGCAGTTTGATAAATCTAATTTTACTGGCTTATGATCAGTACCGGGAACAATTGCGGCATTTACAATTTCATCAATAGCATTATCTAATTCTGGATATACCGACATATTACGATACTGAATAACAGACTGCTGTTCATCACGCATTGTTGCAGCGTAATCCAGAGCAGTTCCAAAAAATCCACCAGCTTCAACAGTTACAGTACCATCAAACATCTCTGGAGCAGCAAATGCCTGTATCGCTTGCTCTCGGGCATCAGCCTTTGTTGGCTGTTTTTTTCCAAACTGAAATCCAAATATATCAATTTCCATATTTCACCTTAGTTTCTTCTTGTAACATTAGTTATCTCAATATAATCAAAAACAATGATAACGTTAAAACTATTTAACGTGTTTGGATTGCCCATGTTTAAGTTTATTGGTTGAATTCCTGCAGGCCAGCAGCCGTACAATTTATATTCTTTTAAAACAGAATTTGGACCATCTTCACCATTTAAATTTAAATGTTGGATTTTCCAATTATCCGCTTTATATCTTTTTGGAAGTGTGGAAGATTTATTGGTATCATGGTTGTTTATAAGATCTTGCCACTTTTGAATTCTTCCCCAAATATTATTTGATCCAGTATCATCCCACGCCGTAAAAGACCACGTACCGTAATCTTTTTCACCGGGATAATGATATTTTCTACCAAAATGATCATAGCTTATAGTTTTGGAAGCTGCGTTAGGTACTGTAGCTGCTCTTACATGATAATCCGTAAATTTTCCACCTGTGGGGAAACTACCGATTATTTTAAATCGGTTAGATCGTGATCCTCCAAAGAAATTTGTTTTAAAATCTATGAGCATAGTTTAGCTATTATAATTGTCTTGTATTCTAAGATAATCAAATGTAAGTGTTGCGCTAAAACCAACAAAGCCAACTTCACCCATATTAAGATTAATTTCTCCGACAACCGATGGCCAGCATTTATAAAGAGTAATTGTTTTTATGGGATTTCCATTTAAATCCAATTGTTTTATTTGCCAAGTTGTTTGAAGAGTTTTATATGAATAATCATTTCTAATAACTTTATGAGTATAATGGCCGTCCATTTGCTCCGACCAAGTGTGTAATGCTTTCCAAATATTTTTGGTATTATTATCGTCGTAAATGCCTATAGCCCAAGTACTATAAATTCTATCACCAGCATATGTTATCATTCTTCCACGGTATGGAACAGATATTGTATTGATCTGTGTAGCAGGCAAAGATGCGGATACCATTTTAAATGCCGCATCATTTCTATCAATACTAATTCCATTTGGCCACTTTGGCATCACCACGAACCTATTGGCACGAGTTCCACCATTAAAACCATCTTTAAAATTAATTATTGAATTTTTTGATGCCATTATTGTGTTAGGGTTATATCGATTATGAAGCTATCAATACTGAGAATTGGCTTGATTATTACTTGAACCGTCAAGTTTGATGAATTATCAGTATTATTAGATGCGTCGCATATAATTTGAGTCTTTGTGCTATCAATATATGGAGTAAATGGATCTATTGCTGTATCTATTTCAGAAGTAATTTGTGCTCGGGTGGCTGCATTATTTACATCAAATAGGTATTTCAATGCAATATCATTAATAGCTTGCGCTAAAGCTGAACGAAGTCTTGATGGGCCTATTCTTTCGTCAGAAGATACTACACCAGAATTGTTTGCAGTAGCTCCAACAACATCTGATCCTAAAAATTTAGGATTAAAATTTACAAAGAAATTGACTCTATTATTTCTTAAAACCGTTTTTAAATTATCAAACCAATCAATAGAATTTGATACATTTCCATTTAATACAGTTGCTCTATCTATACCAGCTACAGTTAAATACTCTTCATTTCGATTTAAAGCTCTGGTAAAGAATCCGCCTACATCAGAAACTGCTGGTAAAGTATATGTGATTTTGCTAGTGCTTAATAACGAAGTTGTATCCAGATCTGTTACAGTTTTTAAACCACAAACATTGAATATTCTATTGGCAACTTGTGTTCCAGTGACGTAAGCAGGTGATCCAAATAAAATTGCATAATTTGCCATAGTAAAACCAGCTCCAGTAGTTCCAGTACTATCAGCAATACTTGGAAATATACCTACAGTATATGGTTGATCTATGAGCCATCGGCATAATGTGGTTCCTGCTTGTTGACCAATTACTGCATCAAAATAATTTTGTTGATCTATAATATATTGGTCCAATCCAGCTGCAGATCCAGACAAAACCAAAGAACCACCATAAGCCATATAATTTATGGCAAACAACATATCTTTACCAGCAGCCAATGGCGTTAGACGAACAGAGTTGTTTTCTACTCCAGCAGTTTGAAAAAATCCAAATGTTCCACCTGCACCAGGATCCGATACCAAACATGATGTGACTCCACCCAATGGATTTAAATCTCCGATAAAATCTTGTGGTGTAGTATAAACAATATATTTGTCTAGAGTGGTACCTTTTGCGGGGGTTCCAGATCCAGTATTTCCCCATGTTCTGGACCTTGAATATATAAGCCATCCAAACAATCCACCGGGATCATTACCAGCAGCCCCAGAAATACCATTAAATGTAAAACCACTGTTATATGTATTTCCGACTATCATACCGGCTACTAGGGTATTAGTAGTGCTTTCTGTCGAATATTGATTAGAGCTTATAAAGGAGCTGAGTGATGGCATTTAATTTCCTTTTTCTGTCAAAATATTTAGCATTCTTACGAAGGATACCAAACGACACCGTTTTCTACAAACTCACCATCATCTTCATCATTATTTTGGTTGGGAGCAAATAAAACATTATCATCTTCGGGTTTCATAGCTTCTTCGTAGTTGAATTTTGATTGTTCTATAAGATCTGCAAAATATTCTTGTCTAGTCAACCAAGAAAAAAATACTAAAGTCATTACCAAATCATCATTTTGACCGTCTTCGGCCTTATATGTATTTGATTTAGAAACAAATGACATCAATTCTGTTATAATTCTATCATCATTTAACAAAATTTTATTTTCTTCTACTAACCGTTTTAAAATAGCGCAACCTATTTTTTTAGTTTGAGCAGTTGTTCTTATGCCCATTTCATTTGTGCCAATACCACCAAATCCCTGAGATAAAACTTGACCTTTTCTTCCCATAACTTTTGTCATTAATACATTTTCATATTCTAGATCAGAATGAAGAATATTAGAAACTTGACCACCAAGATCATTTGTTTCAATCAATACATAAGCATTATTATATGCTTTGGCCACGTTTTGTATGATTGTTGGAAAATTAAAAGGACTTATAGTATTATTTCTATAGGAGCATACCACTTTATATGGGGTAGATGATCCCTCTATTACCGTAAAGGCAGAATAATCGGATCCTTGACCTCTAGAAACATCTGCTTGTAAAAAATAAATTTTGTCCTGTTGAGGAGTTTCATAAACACGATGGCCTTCTGCGTTTTCCGATATTGGCTCTTCTGGAGCCAATATATTTAATTTGGTAGATGAAATAAGAGTATTGGAAGACCCTAAAAAGCTACATCCATATTCTTGTTCAAATTGTTCTGGGCTTGTATTTGCTATTTGTTCTTCTGCCCACACATCATCTCTTTTTGGGCCACCGGGAGTAATTGGAACATCTCTCCAACTTACTTCTACTGGAATAAACCTGTTTTTTAATTTATGTCCTTCTTGTCTGTTTGCATCAACCCAAAGTTTATGAAAATGATTCATTCCATTTGGTGTTGAAACAATAATGAGTTTGGTTGTTAAACCCGCCGAAATGGTTGGATAGGTAGACGAATAAAATTCTTCTGCAATATGTGATGGCAAGAAGGCATATTCGTCCAGCAAAAGTAAGTTATAAGAGCCACCACGGATTGCTGAAGACGATGTTGCATCGCATACGACTCTAGACCCGTTTTCCAGTTTAAAGCTCGTCTTATTCCATTCTATTACGCCTTGCTGGAGAAATTGTGGAAGATTTTCATAAGCCAGCTGAAGTTTGGCAAATAATTCGTCTTTGGCGGTTTTTAATTTGTTTGCTAAAATAGCTACGTTAACACTTTGGTTAAATGTAACATAATGACAAATATAACCAATAACCGATGTCGATTTACCAGATTGGCGAGGCCATTTAGAAATAACGAATCTATTTTTATGTATTTCCCTGACAAATTTTTCTTGATAATCATATAATTTAAAAGGCATTACACCCTTATCAAGTGTTTTTACTTTTACATATTTACTGCAAAAATATACTGGATCATTTGCACATTTAACATATTCTTCCAGTTGTTCTTTTGTGTAAGGTATTTCAACGCCAGGAGGTTTTAGCTTTGGGTTGTTTCTGTAACCTTGATTATTATTGTTTTGACTCACTGTCAATTACCTCTGCATCAATCACTTTATCCGTACTTCTATCTTTATTTAATAGATTCTGCAGATCTTTGGTTGAACCAACAAAAACAGAATTGTTTGTTTGCGTAACTTTTGTCGTAGTAGATGAAGTTGTATCTTTTGCTTTTTTGTGTACATCCAAAACATTGTTATTAAGGTCGGCCATGGTTTTTAACAAAATGGCTACCACTTCAAATGCTCTGGGTGAATCCGATTCCGTGGCAACTTTTAATGCAGCTTCAAGTGCTACATTACCATTACCAATTAAATCTTTTAAATTTGATTGTACGGTTGCATAATCTTTTTGAAAAGAAGAAGAGTCAAATGTTCCACCAGAAATTACTTTATCTTTTGGCGTTTCTGCAACTTCATTTAAATTAAATAACTTTGATAAATTTTTATTCATATACTCAATCTATTATTACAATATTTGATGATGTAATTCCTGTAACAGATTTTATTTCACCAAATATCCATGACTTGGCCAAAAACTGAAATGAAGCTATATTAAGTCTACGGCTTGATAAATCACCTTCGTATTTTTCAGTCAAATTATTACTTACCATTACAATTGGTATCTGTAAATTTGACTGAGCTTCATTCATATTTAAAGTGATTATATGTTCGGGAACAAAGAATGGCATTATTTGTTCTATAATCTGTAACATGTCATCTGTGTGTCTTGTGTAAACATATAAATTAAAAGATACATTCACGGGTATTTGGCTAGATATAGCGCTTCCCACTGGAGCGCATGGTGGAGCTCCAACATTATTGGACTGTACTTTTCTTCCTAATCGTCTAGACGCATCCGATACAATACTATTCATTGAAAAACTTATAATAGGAAGTTGAGTCTCAATACGAGTTCCTGGTGTAATGGAAGAAGGCTGCAATAGTCTTTGAATAAACTTTTCTTGAGGTGCATAATGAATAGGGACTCTTATATTCTGTGCGTTTGATGTATCTGGATCAATATGAGCAACTTCTATATTGCTGAATAATGATCCAAAACCAACTACTAGTTTTCTTAAATTTTCATTGTAAAAATAACCAAACATTTTTATGAGCCTCCTGTGCAGCCGTCTTCACTGAATGGATCATTAGGATTAAATCCATATGAATTGCCTTCTGTCTGCAATTGATCGTTGACCCCCAATGTTGTGCCCAGATTATTTGCAATTGGTATAATTACCGATCCAGAAAGTCCTGCTGTAGTTGATTTATATGGAGAATTGATATCACTATTCAAAGTCTGAATCTTTTCATAGCTGTATGTGAAGAGTTCAGCAGTTATCTGATAAGAATAAAGCTTACCTAAAGGATAAAGCGGGTTTTCATGTTCGACAAAATTAATTTCAAATAATGATTTGGATAAAGGAAAATAAATTAAATCGCCTTCTCTGGGTCTTGTTATGGTTTTATCAATAGCCGTAACTTCATCTCTAAATCTGCGTCTAGCCATTAATAAAGAAATTTTGTCTTTAATCTCTAATCCAAATTGAGTAATAACATCAGTACCATCAAATCCTTTATAGGATTGTATGTACATTTCTATTGTATAGATCTTTTCGAAAGAAGAAGATGGATCTTCACCAAATATTTTATCAATGTTAAAATATTTTCTAGGAACATAAAAGCAATCCTGACCCACTCCTTGGATTAATTCTACCGTCAAATCTTCGATTAAACGTTGTTCTGTTACAACAGAAGTGGTATTGATGTATGGGTTTGTTGCCATGTTATCCGATCATTGGATCAACTGGAAGCTCTTGAGTCTTCAACAGCATTTGTTCTATTACTTCTAATTCTTTTACGGCATCTTGCATTATTGCTGCAGCATTTAGTGATGCACCACCGGGCAATGGCATTCCTGTAAACTTTATTAAGTTTTGTGCCCATTGTTTTTTAAGTAATGCCGTATAATGCCTTTGGAAGATGCGATCATCCCATGCCTTTATATAATAATCTGGATTAACTTGAACATATGCTTCGACCATAAGAAAATTTATATGGTCCATTCTAGAATCTTTTACTTCTAAAAATAATCTATTTGTTGTTTTTGTATATGTAAATGATACAGGATAATTAAACACATCATTTATTAAACTAAGGTACTGCATACTTTCCATATATGAAGCCATTGGTCCCTGTGATAGGCCACCTTGGTTAAAGTATAAACCAAAGAAATCAAATAATGTCATTTGATATCTCAGATCAAACATATAATCTCCAACCGTACTATTTGGGCTGTAAACCTGACTAATGGTTCGAATGTCAGACGCAGCTGGCCAATATGCTGTGCTTCCGCTTGCACTTGAAGTTACACCTTGAGCACCAACAGCATAACCAAATTTTGTTACATCAAAATATTTGCCAGTTATATTATCTTGTGTAATCGGAACAACAAACTGTGCACGTTGATTAAAGTCAAAATGACGTTCATGCATATACTCCAAAGATTCATCTAAACGATCTTCAGCTTGTTGAGGATCTATGTTTATTTGAAGTACTGGGGCACCCAGTTTTCTAAATGCATAATTGATAAAATCCTGTCGGGTGGTTATAGCCATACAAATATTTATGTATTCTCTATTATTTTATTTACTTGATCTATAATTCTTTCTTTTTCTTCACTTGCTCCCAATGTAACTTGAATATATTGTAAGTTTTCAGGATCTATTTGTTCTATTTGTTCTTTTCTATCTCTTATTTCGGCTGGCTTATGATTTGGATCATAATTACTAAATCCTGGCATTTTAAGTGGACAATTTAATACAGGATAATCTAATTTTGAATATTCTTCATTATTTTGCATCAACCAAGTATGTTTTTTGTCACCACATCCACATTTATTACAAAAATACTTTTGTGGTTCAACTGAACTTTCTTTTAAATAAGGACAAGGTGTATTGACTTCCAAACCACCAAAACAAGACAAAACTCTGAGTTGTTTTGTTTGTAAGTCAGTTTTTTTGTTTCCCAATCCTCGGGATGCCAACGATGCCGCAAACATTATCATCTTATTAAACATAAATTATATCACCTTATAATCTATTACAATTCCTGCTGGTATTACATGTTGTTCTAAGAACGTTTTATAGTTTTGTAAAGTATCGTATTTGGAGCTTGTTACAGATATTTGTATATTTGAATATGTTGTTGTCGTAATATACACTTCTGTAATTCCAAAACCAAGTAAAGCACATATCAAATATTTTATAGCTGAAGGAGTACCTTTGATATTAAAATAATTTTCATCTGCTTTTACAGAAAATGTTCTTAAATTTGGTAAAATAGAACTTAATTGAGATGAAGATAAATTGGCATTTGGAAAGTAAAAATCAAATAAAGCTTCTAAAAATATAGAGTGCATATACAAAGGAACTCGTATATTTTCCCAGTTAAGCTGTGCGCCGTAACCATAATCTTGGCTAAAAAGCCATCTTAAATAATTTTTAATAATTGGTATTACAGTTACAGAATTTGTTGTGTCATTTTCATATGAATTTAAAATCCATTCTGGAAATAAAGACTGTACTGTAAGTAAATCTCCAAACCATGGTTTTAGTATCGTATCACGAAAATCACTACCTAATACTGTAAAACAACTTTCAGCAGCCAATTGTGCTTTTGTTTGCAATTCAATTTTTTGATTACTGTATAAAACAATCATTGTTCGTATACCAAATTTATTCCTGCAACTGATCTTGCTCCCAAATAAGTCATCAGTATTGTTTGATTAGTTGTTGATAATCCAGTAACATAAACTTTTACTCTTCCCGGAATACAACAATCATTTTGGACTGTTACCAAAGATGAATCGGATGTTCCCGGAATACTTGAACCAATAATTGCATTAATATAATCATTTAATGTTACGCATCTGTCTTGTCCGGTGGCTTTAAACAACAATCTGCTTCTGGCTTCAGTAACTGATATTTCATCATAACCTCCAGCAGGTACAGTTGAAGCTACAAAAAAGCCATTTGATCTAGTACTTACTGAAGCATTATTTCCTGCGGAACCATTGGATACAACAGCACGAATTAGAACAGTGCTTGAAGTAGGTATTTCTTTAGCAGTAATAAAATTATTTGTTACAATATAACCCTGTGGTCCATTAATAACAGTAAATGTGTTATTATTATCGGTCGTAGAAGTAGTTCCTTTATCAACACGGGTCCATTTAGTTACTACTCCGGTACCGGTAACAGTTTCATAAAAACTAATAGTTCTAGGATCTACTGTATAAGGTAGCTCACATGATTGCGTTGCATAATCATAATTTGTATAACTTGATACACTTTTTCCAGAATAAAGTTCAATAGAACTACTTTTATTTGGTAAAATAGAATTAATATTAAAGAAATACGTTTGAGCTGCTGTAGTGGTAGTTGCTAAAAAGGTACTATAATCTTCAAGGGTTGCTCCAACAGCATTAATCGTCCTATTTGTAGATGCTCCTTGAACAGGGGCAATCAATACAGAACTATTAGCTGCAATACCCAATATACTTTGCATTAAAGTAGTAGTTGTCGCAAATGAATTAACATATCCAAATTGTGCGTATATACCATTATAAGCAGTAGCTGTCGCCAAAATGTTAATCAACATATTTGCAGCGCTAGCATTATTTTCAAAATCAACATCAGCTAAATCAGGTTGCTGTTTAAAAAAATTAATTAAAGAGGTTCTAATATCACTAAAATCTAATGATGCTACATTAAGATTTTTTAACTGGTATGCCATTATAGTTCTACCTCTATCGTTGTACTGGAATTAGACTGTCCATTAATTCCATTATTTAATGAATAAGTTATAAAAAATTGAAATTGAGTATCAGAGGCAAAATCCAATCTAACTTTAACATTATTCATTACTGGAATAGCGGATTCTATATATGCTGCCAGACCCGATTCCAGTGGACCCACTTGAGCCTGACCAGAAAAAATATAACTAAAATAGTCTGATCCCAAATTCATATTCGAAACAAGTTCACCTTTTTGTGTTTTGAGAACATTTTCAATATATTGAGAATAAGCATTAAATTCGCTTACCATACCAATATCTTTTTTAGAAGATTTGGAATTTACTTTTTCTAATAATATTGAAAAATCTTTAAGCGCCATAATAATATTTATATCATGAATAATATTGAGCCACTGCTGATTGACCACCAACAATTAATGGTGCTATTTGTGTAAGTGAAAGTGCTGTTTCATGCGTTCCCGAATTTGTAATTACGTGTTTAATACCTGTAACGTAATATCTTGCATTTAAAACAGAATTTGTTGATGAGTAAGGAAAACCGCTTATACCATTTATACGAAGGTTAGCAAGCTGACCAACCTTTAATGTAAAATCACCAGCAATTGTCACATCAACTTTTCTTCCATATTTAATTGCATCTAGAAATTCTGCTCTTTTTACTGGCGTTTCAACTGGGGTATTCCAAAAAGATGCAACATTTAATCTTAGTTTTATATAAGCTTCATAATTTGGCTTAATATCCGGACACAGGCAACTATATGGTGCGGAAGGAGTTGCCCATAGACATCCCATCCAATCCAATCCCAATTTTTCATTAACTTGATTACATTCTTCATTAACAACATCAAAGTAAAGATCGATAGGCTGTGTTGTATTTAAAGAAGGAATGGTTGAAGGTCCGGTCCAAAGAGTATAATTTGAACCTGATCCTCCAGATCCACCTCCACCAACAAAATTTTCTGTACTTCCGCAAGAACCTGAATTTCCTTTAGTAGCCGTATAAAAACCAATAGCTTCTGCAATTTCTAAAACTCCAGGAAATCTATCAAAACACTCTTGCAACGAGGAAGGAATTCCTGTGGCTCCTCTGGTTATTGCTGCATTTGCGCATTCATATGCATCTTTACTTGCTACAGGATAAAATGTTTGTTGTGAATAGTTAGTACCATATGTAATAATCTGATTTGCCATTGAATATCCTTTAACAATTTCCGTCTACAACATTTTCAGCCCAAAAATATGTAACACTATTATTGGGATCTATCTGTTCAACGCATACTCTTGCAATATGCATTATATTTGCAGATTCCTGAAATGTAGATCCAGCTGGTGCTCCAATTGGTCTATAGAGGAATCCAGGTAAGGTGGAAGTTGACCAACCTGGTGGTAAATACGCTCCGGTTAAGCCTCTTTCATTTAAATTTATAGCCCATGTTGCATCTTGACTATCATTTGATTTTTCTGAAGGATCTAATGACCATTGCTCTAACAAATGCGGATAATAAGTATTTCCTGATCCACCACATGCTCCAGACGCTGAACCACATGCTCCGGATATTCCAGAAGAAAACAATATCTTGTTCCATTTATACCTATAAAATTTTGCACCAGTTGGTAATTCTGGCGTTGTTTCTGTTTGTGGTTGAAAATTACCACCCGTACCACCCGTACCACCAGTACCAGTAGCACCATAATAAGCAGTATCTGGTTCGTATCGTTGCAATACAGCAAAGAAACAATTTTCTCTTTTACCCATACAACATAGAGAATGAATAACAAAGTTTTGCTGTTCTATTTTTCTTAATTGTTCTATGGTATTTTGTATTTTAGAACTACCAGTTGGACCACTTGGACCTGCAAATTCACTAGAACCACAGTTTCCAGTCGTCAAAGCTTTAAAGGTATTATACCTGATATCCATTACTTTTTGTAGATTAGTACTTTCACCTGGAATAATAGATGTAGCACTAGTAGCATCTGTATCATTTTCATTAGGATAATGTGGATGAATCGGTGTTAAATCAAACATATTTTTCCACATATCAGGGCTATCCAAAAATGCCATATAGCCTTTATCACCCATTAAATTCAATACACCATATGATGATTCCATGCCATATTGATTTCCCAACATGTTTGTAATGGATCTGTCATTGGTTGGTGTACCCCCATCGTAATATCCCCAAGAATATTCAGGATAAATTAAATCACCACCAGAAGGAGCTTCAGTTGCTCTTCCAGCAACACTAACTACATCAATATTATATTTTTGACCATCGTCTTGAAATTGAAAAGTTAAATTTTTTAAAGCATTATTTTGTGCGGCATTAATAGCATCCGAAAGTGCATCTCCACTGAGGCCATCAGGTACTGTTAGATTATTTGTATCCAAATATTTTGGAGTTTTTCTAATGTAATAATAATTCTTAGATATCCATTGGTAAGCAGGATTTGTTGCCAAAAAATATGCTTTGCGATACTGTTTTCCATCAGATAATCTTTCTTCAACAGCATCACCATTATAAACAGCCACGTTTACTGGTTCTTCATTTTCTCCAGATACCATTTCTCTTGAAAAAGATTTAAAATTAAATGCCCCATTCATAGAAGTCCAAAAGAAAAAATTAGGATTTTTATTTTGATCAACTGCCATGGTTGACAAATAATTCATCATTTGAATTGCGTTGTCTGGCAGTGCTTCTTCTCTACTATTAAATGGTATAAATGGTCTATATAAGAAATAATTTGATGCAGAATCACGATAGCCTGATCCTGCACCAAATGTAAATACCATTTGAGCTACAAATTCATCCACAGTATAAACTTGTGGACTCTTATATCCCAATAATTGATTTAAAGAATTGGTAGAAAAATATCTATAATAATGATTTGTAAAATTTATTACTAATAAAGTTTCTTCGGTATCAGATGCTGCGTTATTACTATATGAAACACTGGTAATATCACATTCCCATTTATTTCCATTAAAAAATTCAATAGTTAAAGTTGTAACAGCATTTAGTTCAATAGCACTGGCAATATCTTGCTTGTCTTTTACCAATAATGCTCCAGATGGGAGAACATCATTAATGTTTTCAACTATTTCCAATCTTTCAAATTGGCATTCTGTGTTTTGTCTTAAAATATCAAGATTGCCTAAATAAATTGATTTTATCGTAGAATACGCTGGATTAAATCTGGACTCTGTATTTGCCATATCACTTATACTTAGTTGTTATAAAAGAGCTTTGAACCAATCCCAATTGACTTGGGACATATGCTTGTAAGGTTTTAGATACAGTATCAATATACTGTTTGACAGATACTGTGGTTTCTATTGCCAATAGACTTGGGTCTCCGGGTGTTACCATTTCAAGTTCTTCATCGATTGTTATATTTGATGATTTAGGTTGTTTGTAAATTATTTTAGCATCTTGTGGTGTTGAAACTGATATAGTTTTATTTAAGTAACTTGTTTTATCTGCTGTATAATAATTTCCAGCAGATGAATACGAACCATCAGAATTTAATTGGATTACTGCAACAAGGTCTTGAGTTGCGTTGACTCTAATAAAGGGGCCAGTACCACCACGTTGAGGCCCAATAACCATACTGCCGTCATAAAAAGATGTTTCTTCAATAAGGGCAAATGGCCCATTTAATTTAAAATTACCAGTAGACCCATAATTATATGCTGGTCCAGTATTTCCTATGTACGGAAGCACAATGCTACCCACAGGAAAAGCTACTCCTCCTGTTGTGGCTCCGGCTGTAGGAAATAAAGTCATATTAATTTTTTCTTCATTATTTTTTGAGTATATTGAAGCATTATCTTCTAATAAAAAGAATGGATTTATCACATTATTTGCAGCAACAATAGCCCAAAAGCTATCTGAATCAGTATACACGGTATAAGCTGCTTCCAATAATGTTGTTTTGTTATCTATAGTAATCGTGCCTTCTTCTATTGTTGTGCGCTCAACATCCAAATAAGTAAAAAAATCTGAGATTCGAAAATCACCTATGCTACTAGTAAATACCGTTTTTGGAAGATTATTAAAAAATTTCATTAAATTTATCTCATATACTTTGTGGAGATTTCAGATTTAGAAAGAATGCCACCATATGAAGGATCAAAAGTTCCTGTTTCAAATTCACTAAAAACTAATCCCAGCAAAGTAATGGATGAGGCTCCGTTTGGCAAATACCTAATAACAGGATCGCTTTCATCATTTTTTTGAACTTTGACTGTTTCCAATACACACACTAAAGGTTCACCAAGCCAGTTTGCAGTAAGATTTGCTTCACCGCCACCACGACTTCCAGATCCTAAAGCAACTTGATTTCCACTGGTTACCTCTAATGCCCATAAATTTTGTGGATAACTTCTTTCCGGCAATCCGGTAGCTACTGTTGGATATGAACACTTTCTAAACGTACCTATAATATTTTCAATTTGTATTGATTCTTCTTTATTTTTTGGTATTAGAGCATACTGGAAAAAATATTTTTTTCTTGCTTCTGAGACCATGCTCATTTCTGCTATATTACTAAATCTTCTATAGGTAGATGTGGCGAACATTCTTTCCCAATAGAATGTAGCTGGTTGCATTGCTCGTTTTAATATACTTAATGCACCACCACTGCCAGCATTTGCAATTCCTGCCCTAGAAATCATTGGACCGACCGGATTATTATTACTTTCACCAAATTCGTGTGCTGCCAAATATCCTGGTTCTTTTGGCATTGGTAGACTTATTCTTGCAAATGCTCTATTAATAACCCCTGCACGGGTACGCTCAAAGTTTTTTAAAGAATACTCAGCACTATAAAACTGCATCCACAGTGGTTGCTCTTTTGCAGAAAACCCATAAGGGTATTGAAATTGATTTCGTGCCATATATGAATATTTAGATAATTTCTCTAAATATTATTATGGCATACAGGACAATATTTAACCCAAAGAATCCTAAAAAATATGCTGGGGATTCATCTAAAATTGTATGTCGGTCCTTATGGGAACGTAATGTATGTAATTTTTGTGATGAACACCCCAACATAATTAAATGGTCTTCTGAAGAAATAGCCATACCTTATGTTAGTCCAATTGATAAAAAAATACACAACTACTAT